TAATGTATCCAAGAACGACATGAACCAGTCATATAGATTCTGGTAGGAGTACAGAGTGGTAATACCATTCTAGCACATTCTTTAGCAACTCCTGCATCTAACATCTGAGTATAAAGATTCTTTGCAGAACTAAAGAGAGTGATCATCTGACGTTCAAATTTATCAACTAAATTAGGATCCAAATCATCAGTAGAGTTTTGACGATTCTTTAAATCTTGCTTACGAAGTTCTGGTAAATTAATATCACCTAGATCATTACTACTTGCATATCTCTGTGAGAACTCTTGGAATGTGAAACTTCTATGTCTTAATATCTGTGCAGCAATAGCACGAGTAGTTTCAATCTCAAGAGTCATAGTAGACTGCTCAAAGACACTCCAATGATTATGCTTGATGCAATACTTTAATAGGCCTGCATACTTTTCATTGTCCTGATTAGATGGATTAGATACTCTAGCAATATATGCCATAAGTTGCTCCGCATCAGGAGTAACACTAACAAGTTTTACGGTCATTCGTCATCCTCGAATACTTCATCATAGTCTGCTAATGAACTTACGTTCTGTTCATAATTCTCTTGCTTATAAGAGTCAGCATCGGAATACATTTCCGACTCTAGTTCTGCCACAATCTCTTTAAGAGCCATGACTAAGACTTTTAATTTTCCCTTATTCATTTATGCTTGAAATACTTATTGATTACATCTACTTGATCTTGATACTTGGCAATGATATTTAATTCATTTTCAATTGCTTCTGTTATATCAGAGTGCTCACCAATACCAACAGGATTATTTAAATAAACCTCTACATTTGCAACATGCTTCTGTATATCTCCTTGAGCATGTGCTAAGAGTGCTTTAATTAATTGGTCTCTCATGGTAGATTACTCTTAATATTTGGGGTGGGAGGTTGGATTTATGTGTACCAACAAGTAAGGGGCATTGCTACATAAGTAGATTTTTACCTTACTGTCTGAGACCCGACTGGTAAGTCGATTCACGTTTTCAACGTGCAGCACCACCTGTGTCTCATCACCTTAACTAGCCCATTGCCAGCAAGTTCATTCAGTCACTCCCGTGTCAGGTTCGTCAACCCAACAAATATATTATTGCATAAAAAAAGGAGGATGTCAACACCCTCCTTTTATTTTCGTTTAAACAGCAGTAAGTTTCTTGGAAACTTTGATTCCTCGATACATTAGATCGAAGTTTCTGTGTTGTGCTGCTTCAGCGAGTACTTTCTTGTTGTACTCTGCAGAGTCGTACTGGACTCCACGGTAAGTGACTTTTGCCATTGGCTTGCTCCAAAGTAGTAGGGGTTTTAATCCGTTCCTTTAGTCGGCTTTTGCGTCTCAAAACATCCTTTCTCGGTTCCACTCTGAATAGTCTCTACTATTTCAGACCTATACTCAGCAGAGGATGGTATCTTATCGATAATACCCTTTGCATTTGCACAAGTTAAAAGTGTAGCAATTAAAATGTCCATGAGATGAACGATCCGTTCCGAGTCGGCTTACTTGCGTCCCCCAGTCGAAGGGGGGATGAACGATATGTGCATATTAACACATCTATACTATATATGCAAGTAGTTTTGTATTTTGTGATACAGTTTTACAATTGTCTACCAAATTGATCAGTCAAACCCAGTTTTTTTACTTCTCCTAGATTAGATTTCTCTGCTTTCTTAATCCTTTTATACTCCTTAAGGATTTTATCTATCTCATTCTGTGATACTTTAACATTTAATTTGTCAGCACCGTCTTCAGGATCATTAAATCCAACTCCAGATTCTCTCTTCTTGTCCTTCTCTTCTAGGTAATCATTAATACCAAGTTGAATATCTGCTTCAATGATATCATTAATTTGAGCTCTGAGTAACTCATCATTGTCTTTATTTTTAGCCATTAACCTTTCCTCTTCTTACGTTTTGGTGGAGTTGCTTTAGCACCCCATAAGTTAGGTCTTACTGTACCATAACCATAATCAATTTTCTGAACTGCATCTTTTCCATAACGATCATAATACATATCAAAAATATTTGCCATCTTCTCAGAACGTGTTACATCAATATAAGAAGTATCTTCATGCTTATACTTAACAATAAAAGCATCAGTAGGCAACTGTTTATCTTGAGATTTATCTGTTGTAGTTCTTTCTAAAATAATCTCACAAGAATATACTGAAGGATCAAAAACTTTTTCAGGTTTCTTAAGTTCTTCTGTCACTTTCTTTTCTGTTTCTGTCTTTGTTGTCATACTCTTCCTCCCCACTGAACGTCTGGATATGCTGCCTTGACAATATCAAGAGGAATATTATATAAATCAGTCAACTTCTTATCCTTAACATAAACTAACAACTCTGCTTCTTTAGGATGCAATCCTTGAAGTAAATTGATAAACATAACTTCTCTACGCATCCCATTGAGATTTGCATTACCACCCTCAACAAAATTATAAAGATTCACCCATTCTCTACGTAAAGATGTTTTATTTCTACCATCTAAATCTTGACCTGTAGCAGACTCCCCACCAGCAGCCTCTCTTGCAATATTATCTGACAGAGTTCCACTAAAGATCTGTTGTTTTTCACCATCACCATAAGGAACATCTCCTTCAGGCAATAGACTCTTTATACAATCATCATAATTCCAAATAAAAATAGATTTAATAGAATCATGTGCATAGTATTGCAATGCTTCTACTTTCTTTGGATTAGTTTTTTGTTTAGCAGTCAAATCCAATACCTCAAACACAAAAGGATTAACTGGTAAAGAATCTATACGTGGAGCACGAGGAGTCCTTTTCTTCGGTGCTGCTTTAGTCTTCCTCGTCGTTGTCTTCGCTGTTGTCATGTGTTTCAATTCTTAGGGCTAAAATTTCATCAGGAACTAACTGTCCATTAGCATCAAACATTTCTGGATGAGTGTATACCACTTGAGGAGTAGTCTCATAAGAATGCTGTCTTGCCATCCATCCTATCATACCCCCTACTAATAATGCAAGTATAGACATTACTGTCATAAGTGTCAATGATACTACTAGTGTTTCTGACATGGCACTACTCCTAATTTTTTTACTTTTTTTTGATGTCTAGATAAAAATCAAAGTGAAAAACAATTTCTCTATTCCATAGAGCAATAAGATTTCCAAATTTTATCTGAAATGTTTTTGGTTTTGGTTGAGTTCTTCTCCTATTTCTTAATAGTAATTCAACTCCTCGATTAATTTGGAGTTCAGGATTATTTAGAGGGCTTCTTTCTTCTTCCTGGTCTTCTGTCATGATGATACCTCACTGCATCTTCTAGTATACTACAAAAATAATTTTTTATTTTTCTTGCTTGAGGTTTAGGAATATGATGATATGCCTCACGCAATTGTTTATGATCATTATCACTACCTCCTTTAATATACTCTTCCAATTCCAATATTTGATCAGAGATCTCCTTTGCAGTAGAACTCTGAAGGAAGGATTCTATTTCTACCTTCTTTGTTTTACGATATTCTAGAAACTTATAGAATTTTAATTGCATTTTGCCATCAAACGCTAGTTCAATGGCATGTTCAATCATATCATATACAGTTTCAAAGTCATCAACTTTTTTCATTAGACTAATTGCTTCTCCTTTAGAAATTGTACTGTATCGGTGCAACCACCAATATTAGTTTGATCTAAAACCACTTGAGGGAAAGTTGCTCCTTGACCAAACTGGCCATAGAATGCATCTTTCTCAAAGTGTTCACCTAGTTTATATACTACGTGATTTAAACCTGCTAACTGTAATACTTGTACCACCTTTGTGCAATAAGGGCAACCCTCTTTAGAATAAACTGTAAAATTATTCACCTAATTGACCTCTCTCTTCTGCTGATCTGTTTCTAATAATTATTCTACTCTTCTCATGATCTGGAACAAATTCAATTACATCATCATGAGGCCACATCATTTCTTCGTATAATGCGTTGAGTCGATCCATGTCTTCCCATAGATCATTTACATGTTCAGAAGAAGGCCAATGATGCTCTTCTGGTTCTAGGTCTCCGTGCATAAGTCCTCTAATGGGGGTTATAAGATTTTAAGTATAATGCAAATATGCAAATGGCAACAATAGATGCCAAAGCAATGATAGAAATCAATGACATTAACAAGGGATATTTAGTAACTGAATATATTCTACCTTACCAATCAGGGTATGTCCAGTTACTTGTGTCAGTCTTTCTTCTGGATTTTATTCTCTTCACCGTACATTCTTTACATTCATACGCATAAGACGACAGAAGGTTCATGTTTTTACGAACACGATAAAAAGACTGTAAAAGGTTTTTACGCTGCTTACAGACCCTACAGACCCTCTCCTCAAGTAGAAGATGACCTAACTTTATCTGATCGTCTAAATCCATATAAAAAAAGACCCTATACTAGATAGGGTCTTTGAAGTTCCGACTTTTGTAGAGACCGCACGAAAAGTGATCTCAAGTCTATTTATTAACCGATGCTTGGAGCAACAAGTGCAACTTCTGTTTCGTTAGCAGATGCTAAGTCAAGAGGGAAGTTGTGAGCATTACGCTCGTGCATTACTTCCATACCAAGGTTTGCTCTGTTAAGAACGTCACCCCAAGTAGGAACAACCTTACCTGATGTATCAACAACTGATTGGTTGAAGTTAAATCCATTTAGGTTGAATGC